AACAAGCAAGTAAACAAGAAGCACCAAAAGAAAAAGGTAAACCTGACTTAAAGGTAGCGTGATATGGCAACTAAAGGCAATATACAACCAAGAGCAGACCAGCCAAGAGTAACTCAAGGCAGTCTAAATAAAGATATGGGTCCAAATTTACAGTATCGCCACACAAGTATGAAGACGGTTGGTCGTCCATTGGGCGGTCGTCCAGTAAGAGAATATGGTCGGGGGTAGTACAAGTTTCCTGTGAGAAGGAGAGGGCTGTGGCTTCCTTGCCCTAAATAGGTCGCTGCCTCGTAAGGAGATGAAGATGCGTAAAGCTAGAAAAGGACGTAAGTCACGTAAGTAATCCGCAAGGATTATTGGTGCTTACCAAATAAACCTCCCATGGGGGAGGGAATAGAAATATATCCCCCACTTGACAAACTGATAGAAAGGTTTAATCTTTCTTAAAACTTGATAGGAAATAAATATGGCTGCATCACCAGACAAATTGATGGAATTGATGAAACGAGGCAAAGGCGGTGCCGGTGCCGGACCAACTCCAACACCTAGCCCTGCTCCCATGGATTCCATGTCTGATGCAGGTACTCCTCCAATTGCTGCACCAATGTCTACACCAGAACCAAAGATGGGTTCACAAGAAGGTGCAATGATTAATCTATCCATGGCAATGGATTTAATTGAACAAGCATTACCAAGTCTCGGTTCTGAATCTGAGCAAGGTCAAAAAGCATTAGCTGCTATTCGTGCATTAACCGGAGTTATCGGTCCACGTAAAGGCAAAACCAACGAATTGCAACAATCTGAAATTTTACAGATGTTACAATCCCTACCAAAAGGTGTCGGTCCCGGTGCAATGGGTACTCCTCCAATGGCAGGTCCAGCCGGAGGCGGTATGCCTCCTCCACCAGTTCCCTCTGCTCCTCCTCCTCCAATGGGCGGTGGTGCAGGTCCACAACCAATGTAAAGGAATGAATCATGGATTTATTTAAACCAAAAGGAGCAGGTCAGCCACGTAGACCTCTCGATGATAACCAGAAGAATGGTCAAATTATCAACACCCCACGTTTTTCACGTTTCGGTGGATTAGATTCTGCACGTAAAACTGCGGAGAATAATCAGATGAAGATTGTTCCTCCCGGTGACGGCAAAAAAGTTATTTAATTAAATAAGGGGGTAGTATGTCGTTAGAGAATATGAGTTTTGATGAACGGGATTCCTTGGCTGAACTGTCAAAGAAATTAGCAGATAATCCAAAAACCCGTAAAGCATTTTTACGTTTAACTAAAGAAGTAAATCCTGAGTTAACCATACCTGAGATTGAAATTGAAGAGTCAACAAATTCTGCCTTGATGCAAATGCAAAAAGAGAATGAATCTTTACGTAACAAGTTTCGGGAAAAAGAAGCCTTAGAAGATTTAGAAAAACGTAGGAATAATTTAATGAAAAAAGGTTTGGCAAAGTCAGATGATGATGTTGCAGCAATTGAAAAAGTAATGCTTGAAGAAGGTATTACCAATCACGAAGCAGCCGCACGTCACTGGGCTTGGATGCAACAAGCAGCAGCACCAACACCTTCACAATTTCATTCGAATGTCGCAAAGAACCAAGGTTGGGATTTAAGTCGTTTTTCTAAAAACCCAATAGGTACAGCAAGAGATGTTGCACACGAAGCATTAGCAGAACTCAGGAAGAATAGACCAATTGGGTTCTGATGTAGTATTAGGGGGTGGTAGCTGCGATAACATCAAGGCATTTTGTTGAATTTTTATAGGAGAGCATTATGGCTATAGGTGGCGGTATTTTACCTGCGGCTGGTACCTCGCAATATACGGAATTAACTTACGTTACAAGACGTGCTTTTATTCCTAAGTTGGTTGTCCAGCTATATAACAGCACTCCCCTGATGGCAGCTTTGATTGCAAATAGTCAACAAGCCACCGGTGGTGTGTCCCAAGTAACAGTTCCCGTTCAGGGTTCTCAGTTTGTCAATGCACAGTGGTCTGACTATTCTGGTTCTTTTAATCAGCCGTCAGTACAACAAGGTGCATACAATGCTGAATTTAACTTAAAGTTAATGATTGCACCAGTACCGTTCCTCGGTATGGAAGGTGCAGTACAGCAAGACCATGCAATTATCCCTCTGATTGAAGCTCGTATGAATGATGCGACTAACGTGATGATGGATGCAATGGCAACTGCCTTGTACAACAACACAACCAATACACAACAATTTATTGGTTTACCTGCTGCGGTAGATGACGGTACAGGTACAGCTACGTACGGTAACATCAACCGTAACACATATACTTGGTGGAAATCCAAGCAATATGCTGCTGGTAACGTCAACCCAACTCGTCAAAACGTACTCCAGTATATTTCCGGTACAGTAAAGAACGGTGCTGAAGTGCCGACCTTTGGTGTCTGCGGATTTGGTACTTGGACATTGTTAGCACAAGATTATGTTGGTCAAGAACAATACGTCATCACTCCGGGTAACGGATTTGACAGTGATTCAAATGGTCCTCAAGCTGCGTTCCGAGCATTGATGGTTGCTGGTGTTCCAATTTATCCAGACCCATATTGCCCAGAAGGTACAATGTACTTCTTGAACTCAAACTACCTCAGTCTGTATATCCATGACCAAGGTTCTTTTGTGTTCACAGGATTTGAGTCTACTCTTCCTAACTGGCAGATTGGTTATGTAGGTGCGGTTTTAATGATTGCCGAATTGGTAAGCACTAAACCTAAGTCTATGACCAAGGTGACTGGCTATAACTCACTCAACATTTAAGGAGATTAACCATGTCATTAAGTTTACAGAAAATCATATTAGCCGGTGCTGGTAGTAATACCCCCGGTGCATATTTTCAAACCACAACTGTTGCTGTTGGTGCTACTACTACAGCGTTAGTTCCTGCTGGTTTATACGTGTTAATACCTTCAACAAACATTAACGTCCAAGCAACAACAGATAATGGTTCCACATGGTCCACATTTATTGCTGCTAACGTAGGTGGTACATTGTTCTCTGATGGTGTAAACATCCGGTTCAACAACAGTTCTACTGCTGCGAACGTCACCTTGTTAACTGTTAACGGTGGTCAAGCTGCTTCTGGTACTTACAACACTTAAGGAGCAATAAATGGCTAATCCAGATTCAGTCTCACAGTATTACCTAGATAGTTTCGGGAATGGTCGTATTGGTGTTGTCACAGCTACGCAATTGAATACGGCTGGTAACGCAGTAGTTACCATTCCGTTGTTAGTTGGTGGTATGACTAAAGGTGCATCAGCAGCGAGTTCAGGTGGAGTGATTGTACGTAGAATTACGCTCAACAATCCATCTGGCTCTTTGTCAACAGCTAACGTATCTATTACAACAAGTAATGACGGTAATATATCTAATGCGGTTGTAGCAAATACAACGGTTAGTATTACTGCAACTGGTTTGTATCAAGATTTAACGATTGCATCACCTTATAGTGCCAATACGGTTGTAAGTGGATTTAATACAAATGCTTTATATGTCAATGTTAATACTGCGTCTGGTAACAGCAACACAGTAACGATTGCCGTATATGGCGATGTTGTCAGTTTCTAATGACTACATACTTTGTAACAAACAATACGGATACCGTTCTGACAGATAGTTGGGACGGTAAACCGTTTGTCTTTGAACCGGGTAAAACCACTGAGGTGCCGGAAGAAATAGTCGTACACGTATTTGGTTATCATGCACAAGATAAGTCAACTTACCTTGCTAGGTTTGGATGGGCTAAAACTTTGAATGATATACCGGAAGGAATAAAAAAATTGGAGCAATTTGTCATTAGTGATAAGCCTCCAATAGTAAAGAACCATTCGATACCCCCGGTGGTGGAAAGAGTACCTTTACCTGCCTCAAAACAGGTAAGGGGAAAAGTCCTTAGCCCAGCTTAATATGGATAGAATATGTCACAACCAACCTTGCAAAGTTATGTTACAGAGTGTCAACGGCTTCTGCATGATGCCAATGCGGTGTTCTATACTGTTCAAGAATTAACAGATTATATTAATAGTGCTAGGGAACGGGTAGCGAGAGATACAGGCTGTACAAGAAGTTTACAAATTACACAAGTTCCTGCTAACCCTACAGGTTTAACTTCTACCAATGCTCCAATAGCTTGGGTAGGTGGAGCAACAGCAACAACCGGTACTTTAGTGTTTTACAACATTTATACGTATACCGTAGTCAATGGCGGTACGTTTGATACAGTTCCTCCTCCATATCCGGGTAATACAGGATATGCACAGAATACGTATCCACCATCTACACCGTTTACCAATGGTACTGTTACTTTACAATATGCTGGTCCAGTAGAAGTCATACCCTACGCATCATTACCACAAGGAATTAATACCCTTGATATTGTGA